ACTAAGTAAGCATAATCTGGCTCGTAGTCTTTGTAAGCCATACCAAATGCTTGTAAGAAACCTTCAGCACGTTGAGCGCCTTGATTACCTGCAGTAGCAGCAGTAACAACTTTAGAAGCGCCTAAATCAACATAGAAACCATAGCGTTTGCTTGTTGGATCGTTGTCGAATGTTTGACCACCAAGGCCAGTAGCACCAGAAGCAGCTGCAGCACCGTTTAAAGCTTCAGAAAGAGCAACACCTTTTAAGATAGAAAGGATAGCATCGCTTTCATCTTGTGCGCGTGTTTCAGCAAAGTCACGACCAATTTTAGCTAAGCCATCTACTTGAGTAACAACTTGAGCCATATTAACTTTTTCAGCACCATGAGTACGAACAGTTTTAACATAGTTTAAGAAGTCAGAAGCAAAGTTTGTTTTAGCACCTGCAGAAGCAGTATCTAAAGAAGCAACGTTTACAGTTGCGCTCAATGGTTTGAACCAACGAACTTGACCAACATAAGTTTCAGTAGAAGTATCGATATCAGGGTTTGAACCTACGATACCAGTGCCAGATAATTTTTTAGCGTTAGTGTAGGCTTCATCAGCATAAGCACTAATTGCAGATTGTAGTGCATAGTTAGATGCACCAGCGATGTCTGTACGAGCAGTCATTTATTTATTTCCTTGTTTATTTTTGGTTAGGTAATTTGCCTTCAGAAGCTAACTTAAGAACTTCTTCTTGAGTCATCTTGAAAACAGAAGTTTTCTGTTCACCACTAGGGTTTCCAGATTTATTTGAATCAGTGTTACCGCTACCACTATTAGTTTTAGATTTGAACAAGAATGAGTTATCATCACTTGTAGAGAATGTAAGAACAAAATCTTTAATTGATATGCCAGAGCGGTGAATCCATTCACCTTTATCGTTCTGCATCAATTGGTTTACTATCTCGCGATAGGCCATATCAGCAGCATTTTCATTTCTAAATGCGTATCCTTTTAGTACGTCACGTACCGTAACATCACGAGTCAACTCGGTATTACGTTTTTCAAGTGCTTCACGTTTAGCTTTCTCTTCAGCAAGTTGTAATTCATAAGCTTCCTTATGTTTACCTTCTTCTTGCAATCGTTTAAGATTTGCTTCTTTTTCTTTTTGTTCAAACTCAGCAACTTTTTTTAAGGCATCGTCTCTAGAACCGTAAGCCCCATCAAGTTTTGATTTCAATTCCTTTAGTTCAGCTTCTACCCGTTCTTGAACTAATTTTGCAATCATATCTTTGTCTTTTTCATCGTCAGGTTGTTTCTTATCTGCTTCGATGCCAGCATTATATGTCGCTAATTCGTCAGGAGTTAGTTCCGCAATTTCTTCAGGTGTTAATAGTTTTGTAGCCATTTTATTTCTTCCTCTGAGCACAGCTCGTTGACCTAAAGTACAACTCTAGGATTTGATTTTAAAAAATAAGAGACACCATTAAATATAGGTAGTGTCTCCGAGTTCCTATATAACTTTATCCAATTCCATACCATCCAAAATCTTGAAAGAAATCTTCAGGTATTTCTTTGAGAATATCTTCTCGCATTAATATATCTTTATCTGTTATTAAATTGCCATTGATTCTAGATCTACCAACTACTGGTATTAACCCAGTTTCAATAGCCTCATTTAGATATTGATCATATAATGATTTAGGTAAACCTCGTTTTCTCATTTCATCTAATGTCATTTTAATAACATTATTACGAAGTGCATTTGCGTAGATTTTCCTTAAGTCTCTTCTTGCCTTTAACATATCAGCTGCATTTGTAAAGAAAGCATCGTGAATAGTAGAGGTTTGAATATTATTTTGTTTACCCCAAATATGGAAGTTTTTAACTAATGTAGCATCATTGGAATGGTTACCATTAACAGCAAAAGCCGTTCTTGCCTTTCCAGCATCTGCAATATCATTAATTGTATCTGATTTATTTAAGACTTCATCCCACCAAGTAGGGTCTGTCTTTTGATCAATCTGAACAATATTTGTTATCCACTTACCATTAGCATCTTTATAGGTTAAACGTTCTTCAAAACGTTGTGTAAAGTTTTGTTCAATGATTTTACCATCAAAATTAACCCATGGCACTGTTGTCCATTTTTTAGGTAAAACTTTTTCACGAATACCATAAAGAATATTAGCTAATGTACTATTTGGAGAGTATCCAGGGATACGGTTAAGAACACTTAATGGAGCTTGTTTTCTAACACCAATTACTTCTTTAGCTAAAATAGTAGCTAATCCTTGAGAACTATTTGAAGGCTTTGCATTAATAAGAAAATCTTCTGCAAGTCTACCAAAGAATCGTGTAAACTCTTTTAAGATAGGGACTTGTGTTCTTAAATTTTCACTCATAATTTTAGCAATAGAAGCAAAATCATCTGGTGTTACAATACGATCATATGATTGAGATAATTTTTCAACTAAATCTCTAGTCTTAGGTTCAAGAAAGTATAATTGTTCAATTATATCATCCCCTGGAACTAGTCCTTTATTAAAGATATCTTTAACATCTTGCCGTAAAGCTTTTAATTCTAAATAGAGTTCTGGGTCGTATTGTTCATACCTTGCCATCCTTGCACTAATTTCGCTAAGTACAGTTTCTCTATCTGCTGCTTTTACAACCAATGTTCCTTCTTCTTTATTTAAGGCTTTAGCTAATTTACCTTCAACGTTTATAATTCCTGTTCTATCACCTGCACCATAGAATGTAACCATGTTTTGTGCTTTAGCTGCTTTTCTTAAATCTTTTTCTGTAAGGCCAAGTTTTAAGTTTAATTCTCTAAAACGAGAATCATTAAAAGTAGCAGCTGCAATTTCATCGTATAGTCTTCTTTTCTGGTTTGTTGGAACTACATTTGATAATTCCGCTAATTGTTTATTTCTTGTGGTTAAAGCAATAATTTGAGCTCCGCTTGAAGAGGCATCTTGTTCAAGAGCTAGTGAGATTCTATAAGCAGATAATTTATCAAGGTTTTTCTTTGTAAAATTACCTTCTAAAAATTCATTAATTCTAGACATTTCCAGGGCAAAACGTAATACCTTGCCTTGTTCCTCGCCATCGACACGCTGTAAAAACTCGTTCTCGAGTACATTACGTATGTCTTGGGGCTTACCTCTGCGCATTGAGTCACCAATTTTTATTAAATCAGCTTTCCAAGTTTCAGCAATCTTCTGACGTCCACTGAAAGAAAGTGAATTATAACGACCTTCGAAAGTATCGCTTAATCCGCCTAAGAACCCACCTATCTGATCTTGAAGATTATTATATTCTTCACGACTAAATAACTTAGATTCTGCTGTATTTAAAAATGGTCTAAAAGTCTCGCCAGATTGTGGGCCAATTAATCCACGTTCATAAATACGAGCTCTGTGGTCTAAGAATGGTGTATTACTAAAAGCAATATCCTTTTCTCTTAACCACTGCATTGCTTTAAGACGCTCATACGCATCTCCACGCTGTACTATATATTCTCTATAATGATTTAAGCTATGGAAATACTGAGCCTTACCTTTATCATCTTCAAAATTAATTAATTTATTTGTAAAGTCATAAAAGTCTTTATCAATTTTATATTGAGTCTTAGCTGACCAATTTAAGGCTTCTGCCATTGTTTTGTCAACAAGTTCTACTGGAAAATCACTAAAACTACTAGTAGAAGTAATAGGAATTCTAGTATCTGTATAGCCCAAAATACCCTTATCAATAAAATATGTTTTATAACCTTCTCTAATTATTAATCTATTCTTTTCTTCTGTGACACTAACACGAAGACCTAAGTCTACTTTACGAGTTAGTTGTGCATATTCTTGAATACGAGGATCTACGATTCTTAAATTAACAGCAAATGTATCATAATATGGGCCAAAGTAATTATTACTTAAGCGACTCTTCATTCTACGTTTCTGAACACCAAAGGTTTCTATTTCATAAATTCCTTTGTCTTTTGCGTCATCTAGTAACTTGACACCTAGTTTCCACCATTCATTACGTGAACCTCTATAGTTAGCCATATTATATAAATCTCTGCCTAATGAGACAGCAAGCTGGTCTCTATCAGGTGAATCTGCTAAAGAAAGTCTGTTAGCAAATCTTAAATAAAAAGCGTTAATATCATCTTTATGTATTCTACTCCTTAATTTAACGGGTATCTTTAATGCAAGAAATCCGCTTAATTCTTTAGCAATCTTAGGAGCAATCTTATCTTCCCATTTATTTTTACTTTCGATATTCTTAATAAATGTATCGTGTAAATCTTGTAGTTGTACTGGGCCTAATACTGGATCAATATAATTATCTAGTTTTAATTTCTTAAGGAGATCTGCATCTTTTCTTAATTGAGTCTCCATATAATCAGAAACATTCATTACATCAAATTTCATCTGTGCTACTGCAACTGCTTTGAAATTAGACCAAGGTTGTAAATCTGTTCTTGCTCGACCAAAAGTAATTCTAAGGTTATCTGCAATTACAGCTCTTTCATTTACACCCATAGAGTTTTCTAGTTTATCTACAAATTGTAAAATAAAGTCTTTATCTCTTTGAAGAAGTTTATCACTTTCTTTTATGAGTCTTAAATTATTTTCAAGAGTTGCTAACGATGGTTGATATAGTCTTGCATCTTCATATCTTCCAGTTATAGGATTGAATATCATATTATCTTCGTTTGGTGGAGTATTTAATACTCTATTCTTAGTTGCTTTCTTTGTATGCAACAAGGAACCACGATAATTAACCAATGATAGATTACCATCTAATTCACCAGCTTGTAATAAGTAATATTCTCGTAAAGCTTTTTGTAATTCTTTATTATCTAGGAAATCATCAGGTCTTGCGGCTCCAAGCTTAATGGTATCCAAACGCTCTTTTGCGATTGCAAATCTGCGTGTATCCCCTTGAATGGCGTAACCCGAATCTGTAAGCTGTCGTAATTCTTTGATTCCGACTGAGTTCCCTGAAGGATTAGTAAACTTATCAAGCGTAAGCTGTCCTGATCTGAATATCTCAAGTTTGTCATAGTCTCCAATATGTCGGAGTTGTACATCTGTTGGCTGTCTTCGTAACCATTCATCATAAGACTCTTTCAATGGAGTTTGACCATCATAAAATTGTATTTGCTTTTGACTTAAATCAGCAAAGTTTCTTTTTCTTATTTGTGCTACATTCTCAAGTTTTGATAAATCCTCCCAAGACTTCACAACAGGTATTGTAGTAGAACGACACCTAAAGTGAGCAGGAGGAAGATGAGAAGTATCACTGATAGGATAAATAGATCCATCACGGTGAGCGCATATTGGAGTAGTTCTTGAATCCAATACTGAAACATATTGCCAACCTTGTAATACTTTCTCATTTGCCTTGTATACTTCATGATCTGTTTGAGCTGTTACACTTGTAATTGCTGTTGTTACTAAT